CCGCCACTTGTAACAGGTTGGTAACGTATAGAGTAAAAACTAATATCTAAATCACTAACAGCGCTCCAAGTTAAACGAATTTGATTATTACCAATAACCTCGCAAGAAAAATCAGTAACATCTTCGGGGCTTTCTGTTGCTCCAACTATTGTTCGTGTTGCCTGTGTATAGGTAGATGAAACACCTAAAGTATTTAATGCCTTAACGCGAACTGTATAAAGATTATTATCAATAACATTTAACATTTGATACGTTAGTTGTGATCCAACAGCTAATATTTTAAAATTAGTTTCACCCGATTTTTTTACTTCAACTTGATATTGTGTAACAAATTTATCTGTTGACGCTCCTACAACTACATTTAATCTTGTTAAAACTGTGCCGTCATTATACGCAATTAAATCATCAGTTAATGTTACTGACGCGGGAGCTGAAACAGTTAATGGATTAGGTAAAACTGTATCAGTAATTGTTGGCACAGCGCTTTGAGTTGCAAAGGTATAAAAATTATCTTGATGTTCTTGTAAATTTAAATTTACAGTATGATCTTTATTTAATGTTACATTACTAACTCTAAATAATTTATTACTGAATCCTGGTGTTGCATGAGTAAGCGCAATTATATCACCTACAACTAAATTCATAGCCTCACCACTTGCTTTTAATGAAACTTGTAACGCGTTTCTTGATCGTCTTAAAATAACTTCCGCGTGTTCTTGCGCTTGAAAAATACTTGTTATACCTGTTGTTGAAAAACGTCCTTCTAATAATTCTTCGCCATCACTTGTTTTCATTGTTGCGTGACGATCAGCACTTGGTAAACCTGAATCATCTATTGGGGGAAACTGCGCTGTGTTAGTTTGAAAATTTTTATCTATGTCTGCAAAATCAATAATAACGCGGTTATATTTATTTGTTTTATTTTCTGATCGTATTCCTAAACCACCTATAATTTCACTTTCAGTAATAGACAAAACACTAGAGCCTGTAGTTTCTATAACTAAATTATATTTACCCGCCGAAAAAGATAACATACCGCGCATTACAAATAATAATTGGCGTATATTATCTAAAACTTTATTTGTTGCGTCTAAAACAATACACATATCCATTAAATTTATTTGTGTACCTGACGAGCCGTCAATAGGATTAGTTACATTAGAACCTGTTGGTGTAACATTAGTATCGGGTATTAATGATGCTGTATAAAATGTAGGTATATCAATATTATTGATACTAATACCTTTACCAAATCTTGTATTTGTTAAATAATCTAATAAACAAAAAGCGGGGTTACTAGAATATTGATTAGCTGTTGCATTAGAATTAGAATCAAAAGTTGTTACTTTTCTGCCCTGACATAAAGCCGTAATTCTTGGTAAAGAACTATAAACACTAGCATTATATTTAAAACGTAAAGCTAAATAACTTACACCAAATAAGCGGTGTGTACTTGAAACCCATGTACTACGATCATAACCATTAGAACTTGTAATAACTTGATTAGCGCTTTGATTATCTGCACCCGCTAAAAATTCTACTAATAAATGTGAGCTGTTTGTTGTTGAGCCGTCCTCATTAGTAGTATCTGCAAATTTACCATAATATAAAGTATTATTAGCTATTGTTGTTGGTGATGTAGCGCCTGAGCTGTCACTTGTATTTAAATCTGTAACTTGTTCATCTTCTATAAATAATTTTTTACAAGCATTAAATTCGCCCTCACCTAAAGCAAGAACCATATATAAATATTGATTATCAGTAGATGTTTCTAAAAAACAAATTGTGCCACCTAAACGCCTCATACCATAAACAATAGGCAACATAGCGCCACTAGAAACTTTATTAATTAATATGCCTCTATTTTGTACGTCAATGTCAGGTATGTCAAAATCAGGTATCTCAGGTATAGGTATTAACCAACCAATTATATCTTCAACTATATCAATTATAGGATCAAATATATCCTCAATAACATCTATAATATCATCAACTATTGGTATATCTGGTAAGTCACACATTTATTAAATCCTTATTATTTTAATCTCCAATTTTTACCCATTTCTTCAAAACCTAATTTTTCTAAAATTGGATCAATTTCTAATTTTGTTGTTATTGAAAAATTTATATGATCGTCTTTTGCAATTTGTTGAACGCCCATTATTAAATTTTTAAAGACTTTAAAATTTCTATGTTCAGGAATGACGTATAACCATTGTATGTTATACATAATTTTATCACTCCACCAATATTGCGATTTATAAAATCCGCAAGTACCAACTATTTCATCAGTTTCATTAATACTACAACAAATTATTTTACCTTTATCTAATAAATTATCTAAAATTTTATATGCTTTTGTTTCACTTACATCAGGAAAATTTAACTCGCGTAATTCTCTTTTAAATTTTTTTCCTAAATCAAATAAATCGTCTAAATCTTTGTCTGTTGCCTCGTAAAATTTATAATTAGACAGTATTCCCCCATTGTATATCTTTAATTACTTTGTCTGTGTAATCAAAGCCTTTATCTGTTGCAAAAAAGCGCTGTTGTGAATTTGAATTACAAACACGCCCGTTTAACTGACCACTATTTGCAAAATAACTTTCTATTTCTAATTTTAACGTTGCTGTAGCTCCGCCGTCATTAATTTCAAATGAATTTATAAAACCATTATATAATAAAAATGGATTATTAATAATTGCATTAGACGTATTTAATAAAGCCCTAAATATTTTTACTTCATTATGAATTATATTATTACTTAATACTAAAGAAACATTTGCTTGATCTACTGCTGATAATGTTAATGTTAATCTACTTACATTTACATTTTGACTTTCAGCTATACTATTTGTATCTAATAAAACACCTGAACTTACATAAGTAACATTAGAGCCTGATATATTACTTGTTAAATCAAAACTATTTTCTGTAATATTTAAAGTTGTACCTGTTAAATCTATTGTCACTAAATGTACGGCGTTAATGTTTTTTGTAGCTAATTCTGTAATGGTATCACTATGTAAACCGCGCGTCATTACAAAGCCTCAATAATATCAAAACTAAAATTAAATAAAAAATTACCATTTATATCAACTTCATTAATTGGAAATTCTTGTAAATCAGAAACTAACCTTACTGTCATTGGTACACTATCAAATGTTATTGCTTGCGTAGAAATAGCTGATCGTAATGGCGGTTCTATTGTTATAGTACCTGTACTACAATCAGCATGATCACTTACAACCATATAAACTTTATTATGATTAGCAAATTTAATTAAATCACCCGCTTTTAATGTTCCTGTTCCTGAGGCTATTGTTATACTTGTTGCACCCGCGCTTGCATTACCTGTTGGCGATCCGCCTATAGTACCTTGTGCGTTGCCAATGCCTGAGGGTAACGTAATTGTAAAAGTTTCTTTTTGTGATCGTTGTTTTATTAAAAAAGCTAAAATTGGAGCAAAATCTGATCTTGTTTTAGTTGCATAAGATACTGACATTGAAAATTTTTGTGAATCAATTTGTCTAGTAAATACTGTGCCATTATCACTTGTGCTTGTTAAAGTACGTTGATTACTTTTAAAATTAATACCTAAAAAATCGTTGCTTGGTAATGTTCCACTCATATTAAAACTGCCTTACCTTTGTCTGTTACTGCTTGATTAATCATATTAACTATTGTCCCGCGTTCATTTCGTAATAATGCTTTAAAACCTCTTGTATCAACAGCATTTATTGTAAAATTAACATTAGTAGTTGCTCCTAAACCACTTAATGATTTGTTTGGTATTACTGAGCTAGTTCTATTAGGTATAATTAATTCAGCTCCTTTTTCTCCTACTATTGCGGGCTGATTAGCTTTAGCTGTACCTCCTTGATGAAAAAAAGGTATTTTAAAACCTCCACCTCCACCTCCACCACCAACTAAACTTAACAATAATTGTAATGCAATTTGTTTTTCAGTATTTTGATTTAGCTTTTTCATTTCATCTTTCATTTTAGTAAATTTTTCTCGTATTCTATCTAAAATAAAAATTTCTAAACCTAATTGAACAACACTAGAAATAAATTGTTTTATCATTTGTAAAACAAGTACCCTTAAAGCCTCACCTAATTTTTTTGTACCCATAATTGCATCTGCTACAGCGTCACCAAATGCTTTTTTAAAACTATCAAGCAATCCATTTATAGTTTTTAATTTTTCCTCAGTACCTACTAATAAAATTTTAAATTTTTCCCATAAAGTTGTTGGCTTTGCAACTTCTTCTAATTTTTTATTTGTATTGTCAATTTCATCTGTTGTTTCATGAAATAGAGCTTTTAAATCTTCAACTGATCTAGCTAGTTGTTCTAGTTGCATTGATTTACTTAAATCAACTTCAAACCCTTCTAAAAAATCTAATTCTTTTTGTATTTTTTCTAATTGTTCTAATGCTTTCTTTAAATCATTAGGAGTATTTTGTAAAAATGTATCTTTAATTTCTCCTTTTCCAATGCGTTCTAATCTTTTTTGGAATAATTTAACTGTATCATCTGCCTCTGAAAATTCTGCTCTTACAATTTTTAATTGATCCTCAAGAGGTTTAAAAGACAATGTTTTTTTAAAAATTTCAAAACGCCCTTGCATTTCTTGAACTGATTTAACAAGTTTAGCAATAGAACGAATAGCAATAGCAACAAAATCAACTATACGCTCGCCAACTGCAATAGCTATTTGTTCCACGCCACCAAATTTTTCAAACTTATCTAATAAAGCGGTCATAGTTTTATTAGCTAGCTTGTCCATAATAGGGGCTAATTTTGCGACTATGTTATCGCGCAATCCGTTAAACATAAATTTTAATCTAGTTAAACTATCATTAAAATTTTCTACGCCTTTAATTGTTTTACTGTCTAAAGCATTACCAAATAATTCTGATTCTTTTTTAAAACCCGCCATAGCTTTACTACCACCCTCTAATGCGGGTAATAATTCAACTGCTCGACCACCTAATAATTTAAAAGCAATCGCTGTTTTCATTGTGCCGTCAGGCAACTCATCTAACTTATCAGCAATTAAACCCATAATTGCCATAGTGTCATTTTGTATTGGTAATAAATCTTTTTCGGCAATTCCTAATGCCTCAAATCCGTCTAACGCCTCACCTGTACCTTTAACAAGAAAATCAAATACACCCTTAGATACTTGCCTAGAGGCTTTAGCAAAAGTTTGTAATTCTACGCCTCCAATTTGTGACGCAAGTTGCATAGCCTGTAAATCTTTTGTGGCTATACCAAGTGTTTTAGACATTTTACCAATGTTGTCTATTGCACTTAAACTTTGTTTAACAAGTAACCCAATACCCGCAACACCTACTAAACCTATGATTGCTGACTTAAAACTAAAAACTGCTTTTGTAATACCTTTTAAAGAACGTCCTAACATAGCGAACGCCTTTTTGGTTTTATCCATAGCGGTAATTTTAAAGCTCAATCCTTTACTTGCGACCATGTTTTAAATTTTCCTGTTTTTGTTTTTTATCAGCAACCTTAAAATAGGCTTGCCATAAATTTAATTCCTCTGCCGTTATATCCATTATTTCGGCAACTGTTTTGTGTAAGCGATCCGCTAGGGTTACAATATTACTTAAATACGGATCGCTTATTATTTTTTTTCGTATTCCTCAGTTGATGTTGTTTCAACTAACTTAGTACCAATTTCAATAATTATATCAGAATCGTAACGTGTCATAAAATCAGGTTCATCAAATTGATCCCATATCTTTTTGTACTCGTCACCATTTTTTTCATGTGCTTTTAATATAATTGCATACACTAACGCTTTCATTTCTGATTTTTGGTAACGCTTATACAGTTGCTCTTTTTCCCCTAAGGTGAAAGGTTTAAAATAAATAATAATTGGTTTATCATTATCATCTTTCCATTTTTCAACTGTAACACTTTGCCATTTTTTCGATATGGTTGCGAATTGTTTTAATGCAATATCTTTAATTGCTGACATAAAATCCTAACTGTTTAATTATACTGTTGTTCGAGTTAAAACGCCTGTTCCTTGTAAAGTCATTGATGATTTAATTAAATCATCTAAAGTTACTGAATGAGATTCACCTGTTACTATTGCGCTACCGCTCCAATAATAATCACCTGAATCTGATCCCTCAGGATATAATTTTAATGCAACTGTTGATCCAACTGTTAAAGCTAATTGTCCACTTGAATCTGTTTCATCAAAATTAGCCTCAACACTTGCCGTAAAGCTAGTTCTTCCCGCCATATATTGTCTAGCTGTTGATCCTAAATTTGAACTTTCAATTACATCTCCTGTAGTGTCTATAGAAAACCCCGTTACACTACCAACTGCATCTGTACCAAGTTTTACTAAACCCGCTTGCCCTGTATGATTTGCCATAATTATTTACTCCTTTTTATGGTTTGTTAATTTTATTATCGTCTTTTTTTGGTTGTGC